TTGACTTTTCCAATATTGATCTAAAGTTTTTTCGACTTTACACGCCAAACAAACTTTCGTCTTCTCTATCATCTTCTTCTATATACCCTTTGCTGTCGCAATCTGCACAATCTAAATGTATTTTTTTAGTTTCAGTATGATCTGACCATAGCGTTCTATAACCCAGACCATCACACTTTTCACAAAAAATTTTATTTTTTAAATCCATTTTTTCTGACCGCTTTTTTTGCTAAAACTTCTATAGTTTTAGAAATAGTTAAATTAGCATCCGTTAGTTTTGTGCTAAGTAAAGTTAGTATTTTATACGTATCAATCGGTACGGATACCGATTTAAATTTATTAGGATCTGCCATTTAGATTCTCCATTTCTTTTATTTTTATTAATAAATTGTTTCTTTTTTCTTCGAACTTAACATTATCAATTGATTCTTCCACGTGGGGATGGTTTAAAATGAGCTCCATTTCTTTAAGTTCATTCATCCTTTCTAGCTGTAAAGCAATCAATTTTAGTACATAATCACTAATCATTCTTGTCCTTTTGTTTGTTTATATTATGGGAATTTACACCAAAAAATCAAGACTTGCAAGGTAATTCTTTTTAGTATATGATTTGCTTCTCTTCTCACACCTTTTGTTTGCTCGTCCTTGATTTCTTTCAGGGGCGGGCTTACAATTTTAAGTTGTGTAAATTAAGCTCCTTTTAGTTCTCTACATTCAAATCGAATAGCGAGTCTTTCTTCATTAATACGATCTAAGCCGTAATAATATTCTTCTTGAGATAATAGTTTTAAACTTTCCTGTGACAATGCGTATCCTGCTATTGCACAATCATAATGTGTTTTAAATTGATAATTAGGATAATGAGAATCAAGACATTGTCCTGTAATCATACTACAAAGATGTAAAACTAATATAAACTTCATACACGCCCTTGACGGTTGTATTTTTTATAATCTCTTTTTTTGCTTTTGTTTAAACTTTTTGTGTGACGACCCGGTCTTTTTCTAGGCTTTGGTCTAGGGACATAGTGTGTAAATTTTTGTTTAGCCATTGTCTGGGTATTTTTTAATTAAATCAAGATCCGATTGTTCTAGTTTCATATATCGAATTCTGCCATTAATGTGTTGTTTGGTATCTTCCCCACAATGAGTACATCGATAATAATCTTCTACAATTCCAACTAAGATTGCATTCTCATCACAGTATTCACAATGTCCAACAACAGTATCAACTTTATTAAATAGTTTTAATTCTATAAATTTGGACATTACTTAGGTTGTACTATCTTTTTAATGCTTTGGCTACCATCAATATTTAACTCTATTTCTGCCTCAACTTCGCCACACATTAAACGCTTTTTTGTCATATCCATATTTCTAGACGCTTCACGTTTCATTTTCAAACAAGTAGATACATCGGGTTGAATTCTATGTTCTATCAGTTCTCCCCCTATAAATAAACATAATGCAATAACTGTCTGTACCATTAGTGATTCCCATTCAATTTTCCAATATTAGCTCTAACGCTATCTTTCAATTTCTCTACGTCTATTCGTAGCCTTTCAACATCTGTTTGTAGTCTTTCAATATTAACTCTATTGTTCATCATACCATCAACTCTGGTTGTTAATTTTTCTAGTCCTTCTGCAATATGCTCCAACAACATAAATTGTTCTTGGTCTATGGGTTTTTGTGAACTAGCCTCAAGTAAATCTTGTTCAAACAATTGATTTTTAGTCTCTAGATTATTGAGTCTTTCAATAACCCCAAATGCAAACCACGCTCCAATAGCCACAGCCGCGACCAAACCTATTAAGTTCCTTAACGGAAGACCGATTTCGGTATTTTCAGATAATCTTTTCATTAGCCAAATAACCAATCAACGTATTTTTGCCACCATTTTTTAATTTTTTTAATCATAGTAGGGTTCTCCATATGTTTACAAGTTGGACATAGACAGCTGTCTATCTCACATTTCTCCCCACAATGACAATCGTGATCACATACTATACAAATCATAATTATATCCCCTGTAATCTTGGGTCTTTTGATGTTATATTTTTTTCTGCTTTTGGTCTTGCAATAGACTGTCTACTTCTTTCACGAAGTTGAAATTTAGCAGAATCCTGTTTTCTCTTTTCATCCAATTGTTTTTTTAGATCCCATTTAAAGTTCATCTTTATCCTCCTTAGGTTCTATTCCATAAAACATTTTGTCAGTATCTTCTGTAACCCAATCCGCATCTTCGACATCCCAGACAGTATTTTGTACTTTATAGTCAGGCCAGCTGTTATCAGTAGTGTAGCTATTAACGTGCCACAGAATGCGATTATTAGGCTGAGCTGCAAAATTACCGTTATCAAGAGCCAAAATGTGTGCACACTTATGTTCTTGAGGAATTTCAGAATGTTCAACATTCAATATATTAGTCTCTGGATGAGCCCAGTCAACTGTAAATAAGTATTGTCCGTGATAAAATTTTTTATCTTTTCCTAAGTATTTGCCGTCTACACCAGCCAACCAATCAAAGCAATGCACACTAGGCCAATAACTAAAACAGTTCCACAACTGTAACTCGTTCGCCTGCATATCCGGCACAGAGGCTCTATCGTGTTGTTTTTGAAAGAACGCTGATATAGGCAATCTCCAATAGCACGCACCATTGGGAAGCATAATGTTAAATAAGAGAGCCCTACCTGAAATAGAGACAAGACCAAAGATAACGCAGTCACTAAACTCTTTCTTATATTTTGGATCCATATCATATAAATACTCCTTTCGAACCTTGCAATAAATTGGTGGTACGTTTGCGTTAAGATATGCCATAGTTTCCTCATTATTTTATATCGCCCCAGTTGTCACCTTTTTCGTAATCAACTTTATTTGGAACCTCCAGTTGTATTGCAGATTCCATTATTTGAATAATTTCTTCTGCTTTTTTATCAGATTCAACAGATATATCGACTTCATCGTGAATTTGAATGTGCGGTAGTATACCATTTTCATATAAAGATACCATAGATTTTTTAGTCATATCAGCCGCAGATCCTTGAATTAATCTATTTAAAGCTTTGTAAGTAAATGCACGTTTAAGTGGTTCATCATATTCTTTTCTAGCTTGTTCTAATGGTAATGGTTTATATACTCCAAATTGTACAGGTTGCCATAAATCAAAATGACAAGCCCTACCTAAAAGAGTTCTGATCTTTCCTCTATCATTTGCTTTTCGTGATACATTATCCATCAATGCTTTTACAAATGGTGCTCGCTTATGGTATTGTTGAATTAGTTTTTCTGCTGAGTCTTTCATTAAACCTAGTTCAGCCATTAATTTATTTTTACCCATACCATACATCAAACCTAAATTAATAGTCTTCGCTTGTTTTCTTTCAATGCCAGCCATATCTGCAACGACTTGGTGGAAGTCTGCGTCTCCTTGTTTGTATGCATCTACAATTTCATCAACACCATTTAAGTTTTGTAGTTTTGCATAGTGAACTAATATTCTTGGTTCTTGTTGAGAGTAATCAAATGTTCCCCACTTTGTATTTTCTTCAGGAATAAAAATAGATCTAATCATTGGGCCAAGTTCAGGATGTCTTGCAGGTATTTGTTGTAAGTTAGGGTTAGACATACTAAATCTTCCAGTAACTGTTCCACCATCATCAGATCGTATTTGATTGATGTCTGCGTGTATTCTATCTTTGACTGCGTGCTTAGTTATAGAATCAATAAAAGTACTATGTGCTTTATTTATTTCTCTAGCTTCAGCAATTAGTTTTGGCAGTTCGTGTGGATGAGTTGCTAAAAAGTTTTTTGTAAAACTTGGTTCTTTACTTTTTTCTGTTCGATCATATGGAAGATTAAGATTATCAAATGCTTTTGCAATTGATCTTGCCGCCATAATTTCTACATTAATCCCGCTTAAATCCTTGATTCTATTGATTATTTTAGCTTCTCTATTTTGTAAATTTTTCTTGATTTGATCTGCTTTATCAAGGTCTACTCTTACTCCTTTGAATCGCATATCAACTAAACAAGGAAATAATCTTGTCTCTAAATTAAATATGTCCATCAGCTCTTGTGCATACAATTCCATTTGTAATCGTTGCCAAAGTTTTAAAGTAGACTCAGCATCTCTTTCTGCATATTGTCCAACATACATTGCTGGCAATCTCCACATATCTTTTTTAGGATCTAATCCATATTCTTTTGCCGCCGCTTGTAAAATCTTTTCATCTTTACCTAAACCACAATACTCTTTTGCAAGAGAATCTAATCGATAAGATAATCTATTTTCATTTATTAAAGATGCCGCGATCATTGTATCTACAATCTTACCTTTAATTTCTAGTCCATAAGATCTTAACCAACACACATCATACATTGCATTATGAAATATAAAGGTAGTGTTCTCTTGTTTAAGTACATCTTTTAACCAAGACATTACTAAACCTTTATCCATATTACCTTGTTCGTGTTGTATTGGATAATAGCCAGACCATCCTTCTACAGCTACAGCAATACCTGCAATATGTCCTCTACCAACCACGTTCCCCGATCCTAAAGTCGTTAGTTCAGGGTCATTGGTTTCTAAGTCAATTGCTATTTCACTATAGTGCGATAAATCTTTTAGTTCTTCAGGTTGTACCCATTCTGTTTCGGGTGCAAACAAAGGTATCTGTGTACTTCTCATACTAAATTAAATAAATAGATTGTTATTATACATAAACCCATAAACTCTGTGTAAACATTCATTTCTTCTTCTCCTCATTCTTTGATTTATCTTTTTTCTTTTTGAATATTTCATCAAAATTTTTCTTATACAAATCATTGGTAGGTCTACTACGACCATCCCATTTTCTACCTTTTTCTTTTGTCATCTTTCAACTTTTTAATTTCTAGTTCACAGTAGTGAATTATTTTTTCTAAATCTTGTATGCCGTTTTTATTTTTATAACGACAGACGTACTTAATAACATTTCCTTGAAAAAAAGAAAGGTCATTCTTAGAAATAAATTCATAAGGTTGAATGTGAAAGTCTTTATAGTGACTCCCGCCTATCTGTTTATTCTGTGGAAACACTTCATCAAACATATCTTTATTGGTCATAGTAAATAAGCGCGATCAAAGTTTTTTGGATCTACAATATGTAACTCTCTTTTAGCTCTAGTTGTTCCAG